AGGATGCAAAACGAAAACTGAAACCACAAGCTTTACGCTCTGCAAGAGAAAGGCGTAGACAGTTGATAAAGTGTCTACACAACCGCCCCAAGAGGCGGTTTTCTAGTATAATAGGTATATCAAGAGAAATCAACGATGACTGTTCGCCACGAAATCAAATCACAACTTGCAAAACTACTTGCTACTGAAGATCTAGTAGTAGAGCATAAGAAAGTAGATACTGCTGAATTTAATGTCCATACAAGGGTTTTAACATTACCTATGTGGGAGAAGGCAAGTAATAATGTATATGATATGCTTGTGGGGCATGAGGTTGGACATGCTCTTTATACACCTGATTTTGATTGGTCTATAGATCGTAAGATATCACAACAGTTTGTTAATATTGTAGAAGATGTAAGAATTGAAAAGTTAATAAAGCGTAGATATGCTGGTTTATTAAAAACTTTCTTTAATGCTTATAATGAACTTAATGATCGTGATTTTTTTGATATTCAGGGTACGAATCTTGATGAATTAAATTTGGCAGATCGTATTAATTTATATTTCAAGGTTGGTAATTTTGTTGATATTGATTTCACTGTTGAGGAAATGATATATGTGAATAAAGTAGATAGTTGCGAAACATTTGAAGAAGTTCTTGATGTTGCTGAAGAATTATACAATTATTGTAAGGAGCAAATGAATCAACAGGAATCAATTGCTCCTATAGAAGGAACTGGTGAGAATGAAGGATCTTTAGAGGAAAATGATACTCCTGCTGATGGTCAAGGTGAAGAAAAGGATGGAGAAGTTGATATGGAATACCAACCAAAATCTTCTTTAGATAGCGGACCTGTACTTGAGGATTTTGAAGATATGGGTGGTAATATGGGTGGAGATGAATATAACGATGAACCACAAGCAGAAACTGTTAAATCTTTAAGTGATGCACTTAAGAATCTTGTCGAGAATACTGGTGTTGAAAATTCCTATATTGAAATGCCTGAAATTTATTTGGATAAGTTAATCATTCCTAATAATGTAATATATGAAATTTGTGAGCAGCATTGGGATGATACAGTAAATTCTTATAAAGAGAGTTCTTACTATAGAGAGAATCCACATTTTGCAAAAACTGCAGAAAATTTATTTGAGCATGTGGATGGTGAATTTTATAAATTTAAAAAATCAGCACAAAAGGAAGTTAATTATCTTGTAAAAGAATTTGAAATGAAAAAATCTGCTGGTGCATATGCTCGTGCTACTACTGCTAGAACAGGAGTTCTTGATACAGCAAAACTTCATACCTACAAGTACAGTGAAGATCTTTTCAAAAAAGTAACCATACTTCCTGATGGTAAGAATCATGGATTAGTCTTTGTTCTTGATTGGTCTGGATCTATGCATACTGTGTTAATGGATACTCTTAAGCAACTTTATAATCTATTATGGTTCTGTAAGAAAGTTCAAATACCTTTTGATGTATATGCTTTTACTAGTGATTTTCCTTATGGTATTGATCCTGAAACTGGTGAAAGACCACCATCATTTAATAAGGTAAAAAATACTGTTGATATTCCACATTGGTTCTCACTTATGAATATGTTTACAAGTAAGTGTAATAATAAAACTCTTGAGAGTCAAATGAAGAATATATTCAGAGTTGTTAGTGCTATGGATCATGAAACATATACCATTTATAGAGAACCTAGTGTAATGAGATTGTCAGGAACACCATTGAATGAAACATTATTAGCATTACATAAGATATTGCCAAAATTCAAAAAAGAGCATAACTTACAAAAAGTTCAATGTGTAATATTAACTGATGGTGAAGCACAACCAATGAGAGTCACTAGACAGGTTCAAAGACAGTGGGAAGATGAACCATATCTAGGAACAGTGTATATGGGTAACAATTGTTTCTTACGTGATAGGAAAACAGGAAATACTTATAATATGAATGTTGAATGGTATCAGCAAACTGATGTTCTAATCAAAAACCTAAAACATAATTTTCCTGATATGAATTTTATTGGAATTAGATTACTTTCAAGTAGGGATGCAGGTCAATTTGTTCGTAGATATTGTGGATATGGAACTGATATTCATGATAAGGTAATGGCAAGTTGGAAAAAGAATAAGTCTTTCTCAATTAAAAATTCTTCTTTTGATACTTGGTTTGGATTATTATCAACTGCATTATCTTCTGATGATGAGTTTAGTGTTAATGATGATGCAACAAAAGCACAAATTAAAAGAGCATTTGTTAAGAGTTTGAAGAATAAAAAAATGAATAAAAAAATATTGGGAGAATTTATAGAATTAGTTGCGTAATAAATAGATATGATTTAGTAATTATTAAAAGCAATGGCTCGTATTACTTCTAGACAAGCACAGGAAATGATGGATGCCTATGCTAAAGTTTATGAAAATAAAGAAGAAACTGCAGTAGAAACAACTGTTAACGAAAAATCTGTTGAAGATATTCAAGAAGGACCATTGGATGCAATTCCTATGACACGTTCTAGGCAAAATAGACAGAACAGGATAAATGCTTTGAAAAAGGATTTAAATACTTCTGGTGGATCTACTAATGGAGCAACTAGAACAGTTAGTAACCTTAATCCAACTGGAACTGCACAACCAGTTGCAAGAACACAGCCTACTGCACAACCAGTTGCAAGACCACAGCCTACTGCACAACCAGTTGCAAGACCTGGTGCTGTTGGTGCTGCTGGTGGTGGACGTGTTGCTGCTGGTGCTGCTGGTGCTGCTGGTGGACGTGCTGCTGGTGCTGTAGGTGGAGGTCAACCTGCTGGTGGTGCTCGTGCTATTGGTCAAAAAGTTGGTGGTGCTATAGGTGGTGGTATAGATCGTGGTGTTAATAGAGTAAAAGGTGGATTAGGTAGATTAGGAGCTCTTGCAGGTAGAGCTGTTGGTGCTGCAGGTAAAGCTGCTGGTGCTGTTAGAACTGCTGCTAGAAGTGCTGCTGGTAATATTGCTAGTGGTGCAAAAAGAGTTGCTGGTGGTGTAGCAGATGCTGCTACTGGTAATATGACTGATTTTGATAAGAGAGGTGGAAAACCTCAAGGTGTGGCAAGAGTAGTTGCAGGTGGTATTGATAAACTTACAGGTGATAGAACTGATTTAGATAAAAGAGGAGTATCAAAATTAAATGCAGGTCAAAGAGCTCAGCAGCAACAGAAACAGCAAGCACCTCAACAAGAAAAACCTGCTCCACAACAAGCACAACAACCTGTTAAAAGGATGGGTGCAACTGAAAAGGCTAACAGAGCAAGACTGGGAGATGAAAGAGTTGATGCATTAAAAGCAAAAAATGCAGAGTTTCAGGCAGCAAAGAAAAGTGGTAATTTGAAACAGTATCGTAAAGATAATCCAAAATTATCTGGTCGTGAAAGAGCACAACAGATGGCAAGAGAAAGAATCGCAGCAAAAAAAGCAGCAGCGACACCAGTAAATGCTAGTTATGATTTCTTTGATGATACGGTTAAGTTTTTAGTTTCTGAAGGACACGCTAAAGATGTATCTGAAGCAATGTCTATCATGAGTGAATCTGAATTTATAGATGCCTTTAATCAGGAGATTAACGGATAAATAAAAAAAGAATTAAATTAGTACTATGAGTAGATTTGGTGATTTACTAAAAACAAATGAAGTTCATTCTGCATTTGAGGAAGAGACTGCTGTAGTTCCTGAACCAGTTGTTATTGTTGATGAAACTACTGTGGAGGATACAGAACCTTATAAACAAGATTTTCTTGCTGATATTGACGACCAAGCAGCACATCACTTTATTAATCCATTAGATGAAATGCCTGTCGCTAATGGTGATAGTTATCCAAACTTTAAAAAGATGACAAAAATAGAGTTGGAAGAATATGGTAGAACTGTTGGTATTGAATTGGATAGAAGAATGAGTCAGAAGAAATTAGTGAAACAACTCAAAGAACATATTAATAGATAAACCAGTTTAAAAACTGGCATAAAGAGGGACACTATCCCTCTTTTTTCGTCTATAATATGTTTATTGAAACGAAACAAATCATGGCTTTTGAACTTAAAATGACCGAACAGCAAGCAGTTGATGGATTAAGAAGCACATACGGTACAGAATTTACCACTGCCGATGTTCGTGCTTTTTGTGCTATGAATGATATTGCATACGCAACCGTCACAAGAAAAATACAAAAATATAAAGTAGCAA